CATGTATAGGAGGTGTTTGTGAAGACTAATGATGATATAGAAGATCAAGTGCAGTGGGAACAACAGATCAAAGAACGAGATATTTTTGAGCAATCGAACATCTTTGATGCAGTTATGTGGGGCATGAAAGTAAGTGTTAATCAACATAAACTAAAAGAAACGGGGAATAAAGATGACGGACGTTAATGTAGCGGGTAATGCAGAACTCAGAGAGTATTGGGGTAATCTAGCTAGTAATTTTTTAGTAGGTAAAACGATACGACGTGTTAGATATTTAACAGATCGTGAACGTGAAGATATTGCATGGGATAGATCAGGACTTGTGATTGAGTTTGAAGATGGTCATTGGATACTTGCGATGCGTGATGATGAGGGCAACGATGCGGGTGCGATATGGACATCAAGCCAATCAGAATTAAACATCATTCCTGTGATTTAATATGGCAACACCTGAAAGTAAAGTAAAGAAGAAAGTCAAGAAGATATTAGATGATCTCGGTGCATATCATTTCTCACCAATGGCAACAGGGTTTGGTAGGAGTGGTGTGCCTGATATTATCGCGTGTTATAAGGGCAAATTCATTGGTATCGAATGTAAATCAGGGGATAACAAGCCTACTTTGTTGCAATTACGCAACATCGATGACATAAAACGCAATCAGGGCTTGGCAATCGTGATAAATGAAGATAATATAGAGTCACTATTGGCTCTAGTAAAGGAGATACAATGACAAGAATGAAGAAAATTCTATCAAGTTATACAGGAAGTAAAGCAGTAAAACACACGGGTGCGGGAGACAATGTCAACCACCCATCACACTACACTCAAGGTTCAATCGAGTGCATCGATGCTATCGCAGAAGCAACCAAATTCCTACGCGGTATTGAAGCTACCGACACAGGTAATATACTCAAGTATATGTGGCGTTGGAATAACAAAAACGGATTAGAAGATCTACGCAAAGCGCGTTGGTATCTTAATCACCTAATCTCTCACTTAGAAGAATCCCAAACAAAGTAATATCCCTTAAACAAGGAGGTTAATATGTTAGATCAAGCATTAGCATGCCTAGCTACAACTATATTTATGGAAGCAAGAGGCGAAGGATTAGCGGGACAGATTGCAGTAGGTTATGTATTATATCGACGCGCTGATTTTAAACCACAGAATGTTTGCATTGAAATGAAGAAACCCTATCAGTTTTCATGGTATGGTAAACTAAAACCTCCGTCGCCTGAGGCGTTAAAAGGAACTCAGTATTACAATATTGCATATCAGATTTTAAATTTAAAAGCAAAAGATTATAGTAAGGGCGCAACAAATTTTCACCATATAGCATTAAACAATCAATGGGGCATGAAACCCCGTGTTATAATAAACAACCATATTTTTTACTAAAGACTTAGCATGGACAAACAACCTTACGCATGGGCGACCGAAGAATATAATATAAATGGTGACCTTGTATGGTCATCGATTACACAATTCAGACCTAAAGAATTATCGTGGATACGAGACTTACCTAATAAGAAACACCATATAGTTATTACACCTCTCTACAAAGATGAATCGAAAGCAGAGAAGATTACAGGCATTAAAAGTTATAAAGAATCAACACAAAAAATGATGGAGGCATACAATGGACTCTAAGAAATATGAAGGCACAGGCTTTGTAATAGTAGGATTTATTATTGGTTGTTGTTTGACATGGGCAGTCATGAAGTACGCTCACACACAAACGAAATACAAGATGAACTTGAAGTGCATACAAGGTGAACTCTATGAAGAAGTTAGGACTAATATGTTTGTTAAGTCGCACCTTGAATGCTTTGAGCAAAGGAATTTTTAATGGCTAAAGTTAAAAAAGCACAATTAAAAGTGTTAAGCGTAAAAGAAAAAGGTGATACATGGTATATCACAGTAGACACTAACGAAGAAGGTCGCAGAATACTTATGCAGGCGGGCATAGACTTAGCCTTGAAGAACATGGTAGATGATAATATAAATAAACTATCGTGGTGGAGAAGATTTAAATACGCTTGGAGAAATGCTAAATGACTTGGAACTATAGAGTATTGAAAAGACACGATGATATATTAGAAGAAGATTTATACTACTTAATAGAATGTTATTACGAAGCTGACGGTTCACTTAAAGGATATCACGAAGATGTAGGTCTTATAGGTAATAGCACTCAAGAACTATTAGATGTATTAGAAATGATGAAGCAAGATATTTTAAAAGATAGACCCATACTAACAGAAGAAGATTTTTATACAAAAGACAAAGAGATTGTGAGACAAGAAATCAAATGAACTTTAATTTTTTTAAAAAAGAACCTACAATAGAATTCTTTTCGGTTATACCAGAGATTGCTCACTTAGCGCCGATCCAACCTTTAATTAAATTTAAATCTAATTTAATTATTAACTCAACCAAAAATTTATCTCAGGTGAAAAAGAAACCTGAATTTGAAATGCAATCAAATCTTCATACAGCTAAGTGCCCGGGAATTATTAACAAATCTAAACTTGGATGGGTCATGACAACGTGGCAAGATTTAGTTATAGAAACTTATGGAGATGGAGTTAAATTTACATGGGAATCGCCGGTTGATCAACGACAAATGAAAAACGGAGACTTGGTAGGCGAGATGCTTTCGTTTCATCCCGAACATCAATATAGTAATTTTGTAGAAACTGATTCTAACACATTAAAATTAGTTTTAAAAATTCAAACCCCTTGGCGATGTATTGTTCCTAAAGGATATTATTTACATGAGGGTCCACTTCCATATACAGATGAAAAAAGATTTACTACGGTTGAAGGATTTTTTAGCCGTGAATCAGGGGTATCAAATTTAAATGTTCAATTGTTGTGGCATGTACCGAATGGTAAAACTTTAATTAAAGCAGGTACCCCGATAGCACATTATATGTTAGTACCTAAAAATCAACCTAAACTTGTAGTTATGGAAGCATCTGAAAAACAATTAAAAGCCTATAAACTATCGCTCGCGGAAGTAAGCAGAAAATATATATCTAAAAAAGGAGAAACCGCTTGTATATTTGCTAAATATTTTGGTGACAAATGATTCCATTTAGTTACGCAGTCGTAGATGATGAAGGCGAAGTCATACGCAAGTATCGATGGTCTGTCAAGGAGGCTAAGTGGTTTACAGAAAATAACCCTCATGCTAAAGTGATAAGACTAGATCAAGAACCTAAACAAACAGCGACACAAATACAACAAGAACTTTTTAATTTAGTAGGAGAGGCAAAGTATTAAATGGATTATAAAAAGAAAACAGATGAAGAACTTATTGCTATTGTAAATAAGTATATGGAAGATCACCCCAATGCAAGTAGAAACCATATCATTCTACACGCGCACGGCAATCACCAAAGAATTAGAGACCTAGATAAAAAAGGTTTAATTAGTTTACCAAAAGCTCAAGTTAGAGGTGGAGTATGGCGTAAGTATTTTTATATTCAATCAAGAGATAAGATGTTTATACGATGAGTGACGAGATTGATGTAGCAAATGATTTAATGCAACACGCTATCAATGTTGGAATAAGGAACGCGCACGATAAAATCAAAAAACCTTCTAATCAAACAGGGAATTGTATATGGTGTGAAACACCCGTCAAAGATGATCGTCGCTGGTGCTCGGTTGAGTGCCGTAACGAATTTGAAAAATACGCAAAATGACTGACATCATTGAGACAGAAAATTTTTTAAGCAATAATGAATGTAATAAATTAATTCAGATACACAAACAACTATTTACATTTCATGGCAAGTTTTATAATGAGACTGAAGTTTTAAATGTAATGCCCATGTTGTGTAACGACGGTGAAGATGACATTTTTATAAAATATATACATGGAAAGATCACTGATTATATAAAAACAATTGGTAGAAATAATTTTATAAATTTTTTTGAGGTAGTGAAATGGAAAAAAGGTTTATTAATGCCAAAACATTTTGACGAAATTTATGATTCATGGACTTCAGTTATTTATTTAAATGATGATTATGAGGGCGGAGAAACATTTGTGGATAACAGAATAATAATTCCATTAAAAGGAAAAATAGTGACTTTTACAGGATCTACATTATCACACGGGGTTAATAAAATTTTAAAAGGAGATAGATATACAACCCCTGTTTGGTATAGGACTGCATGAGTAATGAAAGCCGTAACGAATTTGAAAAATATGCAAAATAAAAGGAGAAAAATTGTGCAAAACGCAAAATTAAATAACTTTAGCCCGAGTGCAAGACAAGCAATTCGAGAATTTGAAACGTGGCAACTTAAAGTATTTGCGAAAAACGCAAAGAAAGGGTGGCGATTTTTTCAGCCTGATACTGTTGATAAGCCTACCCCTCGTTCAGCTAAAGAGGCATGGAACGGCATATATGAAAGCGAAGACCGAATAGTAAAAGATGAGAAGATAACCAATAGAATTATGCTTGGATTATTCTTAGCCTTTGTGGTAGTATTGTCGATACTATAAAGTTAATGGGCGAAAGCACTTTTTTAAACTCTGTTTAATTTGATACCCGCGAGTAGCCCACCAATTAGAAAGCATACATGCAACTAGTCACACTAGATTTTGAGACCTACTACGATGTAGGTTTTAGTTTATCAGGTCTTACAACAGAGGAGTATATCCGAGATGCAAGATTCCAAGTCATTGGTGTCGCGATTAAAATTGATGAGGCAGAAACGTATTGGGTTACGGGGTCTCACGAAGTCATACAAGAAGCACTTAATAAAATTGATTGGAAAAACTCTGCCCTTCTTTGCCACAACACGCAGTTCGACGGGGCTATTCTTGCATTCCGTTTTGGTATCATTCCTGGTCTCTACTTGGATACTCTGTCTATGGCACGGGCT